TGAAAAAGACAAGTTCAAGTACTGGGTGGATTCAGACGGTGAGCATTTAAATCATGAGCCGAACATGTTCATTGATCGAGGCCAAGTCATAGGCTGTTACGCACTGGCCAAGACAAAAGATAATGCAGTCTATATTGAAGTCCTAACTATGGATGAGATCAATGCGGTTAAAAACGTATCAAGATCTAAAGACAAAGGTCCATGGGCTGGAGCATTTAAGCATGAGATGTATAAGAAAACTGCACTCAGACGATTGATTAAACGCCTCCCTGTTTCCACAGATCTTGACGGCGCATTAAGAGCAGACGATGAGACTTATGATTTAACTCCAGAGATGCAGCAAGAAGAACAAGTGCCTCAAGAAAAAACTGTTCAGCCTACATCAAGGTTAGAAAAACTCATTGGCAATCAAGTTGAGACTGAAGCTGAGGTCATCGTCGATGATGACGAAGTTAAAGCAAGAGCCAAAGACTTACCACACATTAAACAAAAACCATTTAACCATGCGCCAGGTGCGGATAACGGAGAGATACCTTTATGATGGAAATTAAGCGAGACGACTTTAGAAATCTAGCAGCTGGCCATTATGTAATGACATCACAAGAGACTACGATTAAGCGTGAGGACATCGATAAGTTTGTTCAATGATCTATCTTTGCTCATGATTTTATTATGAAGCAGGTTCGCCCATCGACTCTCACTGTATTGAAAACCGATGAAGCTAAGCATGAAGAAAAACTTCAGTCCTGATTCTACAAGACTTTACGACGTTCTTCATAAAATGAAATACAGATGCTACGACAAAAGATCAAAGGACTATAGGTTCTATGGTGATCGCGGCATTTCTGTATGTAAAGAATGGCTTGAAAGTTTTGAAGCTTTTTACAACTGGGCAATTTTGAGCGGTTATAGAAAGGGTCTGTCTATAGATAGGATTGACTCAAACAAAAACTATTACCCAGAAAATTGCAGATTTATTTTAATGGAAGATCAAGGAAAGAATACTAGAAAATGCAAAAAGATTTTTTATAATGGGAAAGAGTACAGATCCTTATCTCATTTTTGCGAAGAGCATAATATTAAATACTACGCGGCAAGATCACGGTTTCGCTATGGATGGACAATTGAAGATATAATTAACGTTGAACCTGTGATCGGAAGAAATCAATTTGGTCTTAAGAGATTATCAAATAAAAATAATTGAAGAGATTAAGCAATCAATGCGCGAAGGACATCGCGCTATAATTCTTCAGAGCGTCACTGGGTCTGGAAAAACTGCCATTGCTGCAGAGATGATTCGTCTTGCTTCATTAAAAAAAACAAGATGTTGGTTTATTTGTAATCGAGTTGAGCTTGTTCTTCAAACAGCCAGGGCTTTAGATAAGATTGGTTTATCTTTTGGATTTATTGCAGCAGGATTTACTCAAGATAAAAACTGCCTTATTCAGATATGTTCTATTCAAACTTTGTATAGACGATTTTCAGAATTACCTCGGCCCGATTTAATTTTTTGGGATGAGGGACATTCAATACAAGCTCGAACATGGGCCACTGTTTATGAGTACTTCCATAGCGCGTATCACATTATAATGTCGGCTACTCCCTGCCGGCTAGATGGGCAAGGATTTAGGCTGTTCGCTACTCATATGGTTAATGGTCCTGATGTTTCATGGTTAATTCAAAATGGATTTCTTTGTGACTACAGGGCTTTTGCGCCAAGAGAATTCGACTCTTCAAGCCTGAAAGTTAGGATGGGTGATTATGTAAAGTCAGATATTGAAGAAAAGATGATGGATAAATCAATCACTGGCAACGCTGTTGCTGAATATAAAACAAAATGTAGTGGAAAAAGGAATCTTGTTTTCTGTGCATCGGTTGAGCACTCAATATTTGTTCGCGATTTTTTTATATCTGAAGGTATTTATGCGGAGCACATAGATGGAAAGACAGATAGGTCGGATCGAAAAGAATCCCTGGCAAGATTTGAAGCAGGATCACTTAAGATTTTAACTTCTGTTGATCTTGTAACAACTGGTCTAGATATCCCTGCGATTGAGTGTATTACTTTTCTAAGACCTACTCAGTCAACATCTCTTGCTATTCAAATGATGGGCCGAGGCCTTCGTCCACATCCAGGTAAAGATCATATCATTTACTTAGATCATGTAGGATTGTTTAAAAAGCATGGGCTACCCGATGATCATAGGGAGTGGTCACTTGATGGCGTTAAGAAAAAACCAAAAGATGATATTGGATCTGTAAAGGTATGCCCTGTTTGTTTTGCCGCGATGCCATCGCTTGCAAAGACGTGCAAAGAATGTGGGCATAGCTTCATTAAGGAACAAACTCAAAATGCTTTGCCAGAATTTGACGCGACTGAATTAAAAGAAATCGACAAGACGCAGTTCAGAAAAACAAAAATAGATGTAGACAGGGCCAAGGCCAAAACTAAAGATGAACTTGTCGCACTCGGAATATCTCGTGGTTACAGCCATCCTCACAGATGGGCTCATCATGTGATGCAATCAAGGCAGCGCAAGAAATTAAATAAATAACATCTCTTTAGTTGGGGGCTAGTGTGTCTGTAAATAAGATCGGGCTGACTGTAAAACAACAGCTCTTTGTTAATTTTTATGAGGGTAATGGAACTGAAGCCGCTAGATTGGCCGGGTATAAAGGTGACGATAATACTTTAGGACAGGTCGCCTATGAAAATCTTCGAAAGCCTTTGATTATAAAAGCTTTAAGCTTACGGGGTTTAAAAAATTATCCTCCTTCAATGAGATCCTTTTTGACAGCTGTAATATCTGGCACTGTGAGTGAATCAGAAATTAGATTTGCTGAAGATTTGCTTGGCAACATTCGTGATTACGAGGCTTCTTTATGAGCGAAAAAGAACTTATCAACCTTGTTCAGTATTACTTTACTGAAACAGGAAACAGGATCTTTAGACAAAACACTGGTTTTGGCTGGGTAGGAAATAAATTCTTTAAGCCTCCGATGGAAACCTCAGTGAGAATCACACCTCAAGATGTCATTATAAAAAACGCACGTCCTCTTCATGCTGGCCTTTGTAAAGGGAGCTCCGATCTTATTGGCTGGACGACGAAAACAATTACTCCAGACATGGTCGGTACTAAGGTCGCAGTCTTTACAGCTATCGAATGCAAGACTCTAGGGTTTAAAGCGAGCCCTGAGCAGATCGCGTTTATCAATGCCGTTCAAAAAGCTGGCGGCATCGGGAAGATTATTTATTCATTGGATGATTTAAATGAACAACGAGCAGAGACGATAAATGACAAACCAAAATCAGAACTTTGATTTTAAAGCGATCGCAGAACAGCTGCGTCCTCATATAAATTCTATTGTCTTTGATCTATGTCCAGGCGGCGAGATCAAGGGGAATGAGTACGTTGCAGCAAGTATCCTCGGCGGCAAAGGAACCTCATTTAGAATTAACTTAACCTCTGGCAAGTGGGCAGACTTTGCTGATGCGAACCAGAGAGGGCATGATATTATTTCTTACTATGCAAAATGTAAGAACTTAAATAACGGACAGGCCGCCAGAGAACTTAAGGAAAAATATCTTGGTGATAAACCTAGACCGCAGTTAAATTATCCGGTCGTTAAAAAAGAGAAGACCGCTTTGATAAAACCACCACCAAACGCGGCCCCTCCACAACAAATCCATTTAGGATCTGGGCCGAGTCATACATGGTGCTACAGGGATGGTCAAGGTGATCCTCTATTCTACATTTATAGGTACAATTTACCCGATGGATCTAAGGAGTTTAAGCCTTTCAGCTATGATACCTCAGGCCGGTGGGTACAAAGAGCATGGCCTAGTCCAAGGCCTATATATAACTTAGATTTAATTCTTAAAAATCCTGACAAACCTATTCTTATTTGCGAGGGGGAAAAGGCTGCAGACGCTGCTATGAAAATCACGTCGGCCTATGTAGCAACGACCTGGCCGAATGGATCTCAGTCTGCATCTAAGGCTGATTTCACATCTGTCTATGGCCGCAAGATACTCCTATGGCCCGACGCTGATGATGCAGGGATTAAGGCAATGGCCTATATCGCCTCTCTGTTAGCCGATCATTGCGCCGAAGTTAAAATCATTGATACGGATAAATCGGACGGCTGGGATGCAGCTGATGCCTTATCAGAGGGTATGGATCATGCGGGCCTTATCTCATGGGCTAAGCCTTTAGTTCGAACTATTACAAAACCTCAGACCTATTCAAACGTTGAGGTCCTAGATCCTGAGCCTGCAAAACCAAGCAATCCAAACGAGCAGGCATCTGAGACTGAGGTTAAGGTCTCAAGAAATCTGACTTTAATGTACATCGAAGCAGGCCTTAAGCTGAATGAGAAAACCGGAAAGGTCGCCATCTCTTCAGATAATATCGCAAAAATATTATGTTACATGGATGAGTTCAAATCTCACATCTGGTTTGATACCTTTCATCACAGAGTTTTTATGGACTGGAATGGCGAGCGCCGTCCTCTTAATGACATCTCATGGCTTCAGATCACGGCAAGACTTCAAGGGTTCTATGAGCTCACGACCTTAAAAAAGGATACCGTCTGGGATGCAATACAAATAGCTGCCTATCAGAATCCAAGAAACGAAGTGAAGGAATACATCACCTCTCACAGATGGGATCAAACGCCAAGGGTTCAGATGTTCTTTCAAGAGGCGATGGGCGCTGAGGATTCAGATTATGCAAGAGCTGTATCAAGAAACTTCTTTATCTCTATTGTTGCAAGGGTCATGAATCCAGGTTGCAAGGTTGATACGATGGTCATACTTGAGGGCGGCCAAGGGACGTTTAAATCCACATCATTAAAGATCCTAGCAGGTGACTGGTTCGCTGAGGCTAACTCATCCCTTGATTCAAAGGACTTCGAGCAAGGTCTTGTCGGTAGAATGATAGTCGAGTTCGGTGAGCTTGATCAGTTCAGGAAATCAGACTCGACCTTAATTAAGAAAAAACTAAGCTGTTCGGTTGATACCTACAGGCCATCATATGGCAGATCAGTTGTGGATATTCCAAGGACGTGCGTCTTTGTCGGCACCACAAATAAAGATAAGTACCTGCAAGATGAAACTGGAGGTCGAAGGTTTTGGCCGATCAGAGTTAAAGTCTGTGACATTGAATACATAAAGGATAACCGTGATCAGTTATTTGCTGAGGCTCTATGGCTGTATGAACAAGGATGCACATGGCATGAGGTGCCTGATCAGGCGAAAGAAGAGCAAGAGGCTAGACGCGAGCAAGATCCATACGAGGAGTTAATAATTAAATGGCTTGAGACTGGCAATCCTATGAAGCCATGGGAGGGCCGCAAAGAAAGATTCTCAACAACTGATGTATGGATAGATGGCCTTCAAGGTGATCCATCAAGGCTTGATATTAGGGCTCAGAAATCTATATCGAAATCTCTTAAGGCTTTGGGATATGAGCAGAGGTTTATTAAAAATACAGACAAGAAAGTTATTAGGGTGTGGACTCAGATTTCTGATGAAACAGATAATTCTTAGAATAAAGCCAACCTTCAGAATTAATATAGAATTCTGACTTTGCCAAGCTATTTAATCGACTCAATATAATTTGTTTATCTTCATCAGATTCATTTTTGAGTGATGTTATTTCCCAAATTGGTCCACGCTTACTCTTGTCAGCGGCCTGGATTATGTACGAATACCACAGTGTGTTAATTAGTCTCATGCTTAATTTATCGGCATGTTTCTGAAAAAACTGTATGTGTGACCGATCCGTGACCGATCCGTGACCAAATTTTAAAAGGTCACACATAGGTCACACATAGGTCACGGATAACTACGGTGCGTTAAGTAGTTGATTTTATAGTATGGTCACGGAGTCACAGATAGTCACACATAAATTATAAGATTTAAGAATTTATTTACTAGTGCTGTATAACGCCCCACGCTAACACGGTGCTCACGCCATAAAGCCGGTTACTGCACATGCATTCTCGTATTTTATTCCTATATGGATTTTATGTGTGACTAGTGTGACCATCCGTGACCGTTTTTTTGAACCTTGAATTTTTGACTCACCTTGATACAATTTTTGGATGAATCAAATCGAGCGCGAGTACGACTTCTTTTCAGATCCAGATATGATAAACAAAATTTGTATATTTGTTGCTGAAGGCGGATCATTAATTGATGTTGCTGCTCTGCATCGCATTCGATACACGACCATTAAGAAATGGATAGAGCAAGATGCGTTAAAGCTTGACCTTTATAATAAAGCTCTTGAGGACCGCAAAGAATGGGCGCGTGAAAGAATCTTGAAAGAGATCAGAGAGCTCTCGTTCTTCGATATCAGAAAGATCCTGGCCGATGATGGCTCAGTGCTGCCGCCAAAAGAATGGCCCGATGAAATAGCTAAAGCTGTTGTCGGAGTCGATGTCGCCGACATGTTCGAAGGCAAAGGCCAAGAGCGCATTCAAACTGGCTTCATGAAAAAGATTAAGTTCATCGATAAAGTTAAGGCCATTGAGATGCAGGCCAAGAACCTGAAGCTCTTGACTGAGCAGGTCGAGCATACTGGTAAGGTAACTCTTGACGATCTTATTATGGATACGCAAAAAACTAAAGAGTAACCAAAAACAAGGAAGTCTTATGCCTTTAAAAAAAGGAACATCAAAGAAAACAGTTTCATCTAATATAAGAAAACAAATTAAATCCTCATCCTAAGATTGTCGCGACATCCATATCATATGACAATTTAGCCGATGGTCTGTGGACCGAGATGGCCAACTGGCTGAATAAATCTCCACTGCTTAAGGCTCAGTTCGAATGGACTAAGACTCGGATATTCTCTAAGGATCATCCAGAGACTTGGTATATGTCGGCGCGTACATGGTCCAGATCTGGCGATTCAAACTCACAAGCGGACAGCCTTGCAGGTATTCATGCTGACTTTGTTCTCTTTGTCTTGGATGAAGTCGGGGGCATACCGGACGGCGTAATGGCTGCAGCTGAGGCAGGTCTTGCATCTGGTATAGAGACCAAGATCATTATGGCAGGTAATCCTACGCATCTTGAAGGTCCATTATATAGGGCTGCAACAAACGAGCGGCACTTATGGCATGTGACTGAGATCACATCTGATCCTGATAATCCTAAACGCTCAACGAGGGTGTCTCTTCAGTGGGCTAAAGAGCAGCGTGATAAGTACGGCGCAGACTCTCCATGGTATATCGTAAACGTCTTAGGTAGGTTTCCACCTTCATCTATTAACTCATTGCTTGGTCCGCATGAGGTCTCAATAGCCATGCAGCGCGAGTACCATGAAAAGGATTTCATGTGGTCTCAGAAGAGAATCGGTGTGGACGTATCAAGATTCGGGAGTGATCGCACTGTTATATTCCCGCGCCAAGGATTAAGGGCATTCAAGCCAGCCATCATGCAAGGTGCAAGGACTCAAGAAATAGCAGCCAGAGTCATGCAAGCTAAAATTAAATGGGAGTCTGAAATTGAATTCATTGACGGCACTGGAGGTTATGGGTCCGGGGTTGTTGATCAATTAATTCAAGCCGGAGGTTCGCCATTAGAGATTCACTTCTCTGGTAAGGCTACAGATCCAGCATACTTTAACAAACGCAGCGAGATGTGGTTTAAGATGGCTGAATGGATCAAGCGAGGAGGCGCACTTCCTAATATGCCAGAGCTTGCTCGTGAACTCACTGCCCCTCAGTACACATTTCAGAATGGGAAGTTTCAGCTTGAATCAAAGGACCTTATCAAAGAGCGGCTTGGTTATTCGCCGGATCTTGCCGACGCTCTGTGCCTCACATTTGCTTTGGATGAGGCTGCAGGATCTTTTGATCAAATGCTTATGAAAAAACCTATTCGACTAAAGTCCGAATATAATCCAATGGATTACGATAAAGAGGTTGATTCTTAAATAAAATTAAATGACGCTTTGAAAAGTGGAAATAGAAATCAAGCAA